ATTGCAGTATATCATTACTGGTATATATCGCATCCAAAACAAGCATTTCAAATCATAACTGATCGTCTATACAATGCCGCCTTAACTCACCAACAAGGGGGCAAACAGTGATAATTTACATGATAGTTTTTGTAATTCTCTCGCTTGGCGCAGTCGCTGCCGACGATCTTAGCTAGTTTACATTTTCGTAAAAACCATGCACAATGCCGCTAGTTCACTGACATTAGGGGTGTCAAATGGATAGCTTAAACCTAACTAAATCACTTGAAGATTGCTTTGATTGGGAATTAAATGACGAGATAATCCGCTTCGATGCGATTATTGAATCGTTGATGACTACCGATGTCCAAAGGCATAAGATACGAGAAGAACTTATTGACTGGCAGGATGGCGTTGCCAACATGGTCGATGAGCTTTCGGAGCTTGAGCCTTACGAAGGGTTCAGGGAGTTTGCAGCAATGGCAGAAGAGATATTCGGGACTGAGCAATGAGTGGTGGAAGACCTAAATGGATACCTGACGAGCAAACCTGCGAAAAAGCGCAGGAGATGGCTTCTAAGGGTCTAACGGTTATGCAGATAGCCCATTGCTTAGGTGTAAGCCATACGACCGTATACGAGCGCCAGAACGAATTCCCTGAGTTTGCTGAGGCTATAAAAAAGGGAAGGAGTGAAGGTATCCATGATGTTGCCAATGCTCTGTATGAAAAGGCAATCGGTGGGGACACTACCTCAATTATCTTTTACCTCAAGAAAAGAGATCGAGAGTCTTGGGGTGATGAGTATATTGAACCAGTTAAAGAGATACCCCCAATCAATATAATCGTGGATGCCGATGCAATTAACAAAGCCGCAGTCTGAGATATTCTTATCTAAGGCTCGATTTGTTTCTGTCGTTGCTGGCAGGCGATTTGGCAAAACCTTTACAGCTACTGCTGCGCTGCTTAGGGCGGCTATATCTGGCCACAATAAGAACGTCTGGTATGTTGCTCCGACCTATGGGGCTGCGAAAGAAATATGCTGGAATATGCTAATCAATACCATTCCGCAAGATTACATTGCCAAGACTAACGAGACATCCCTCACGATTAAGCTGATCAACGGATCATACATAGCCTTAAAAGGCGCAGAGAAGCCAAACAATCTTCGCGGACGAGCGCTAGACTATATTGTCCTTGACGAGTTTGCAGATATGCGGCCAGAGACTTGGTACGAAGTATGTAGAGCATCATTATCTGATCGAAAAGGGGGTGCGCTTTTTATTGGTACGCCTAAAGGAAGGAATCACTTCTATGATCTGTGGGCTAGAGGAAAAGATGGCGCAGAGGATTGGGAGTCTTTCCAGTACACAACTCTCGATGGTGGGAATGTACCGCAGGCAGAGATTGACGCTGCCCGTCAAGACCTAGACGAGCGAACCTTTAAACAAGAGTATGAAGCAGCCTTCGTAACCTACGCTGGCCTAATCTATTACGGCTTTAACCGCGAAGAGTCTGTGTTGGCGTATGATGACGATAGTGGTACACTCCACATTGGGATGGACTTCAATTTAGACCCCATGTCTGCCGTTATCTGTATTCGTAGAGGCGGGACGCTGATTGCCGTTGACGAGATAGTCATGTACGGGTCTAACACCGATGAGATGGTTGCGGAGATAGTAGACCGCTACCCTAGACGTAATATTATTGTCTATCCAGACCCAGCATCAAGACAGCGGAAAACATCTGCTGGTGGTCGCACAGATTTGTCGATCTTACAAAACGCAGGATTTAGCGTTAAGGCGAAAAACTCACACGCACTGGTCAGGGATCGTATCAACGCTGTGAATAGTCGTTTACTGTCGGGTGATGGTGAACGGCATTTGTACATCAGCCCAAAATGCAAGCAGACCATTAAGTCACTTGAGAGGCAGACATACAAAGAAGGCACAAGCATTCCCAACAAAGAAGATGGGTTCGATCATATGAACGATGCCCTCGGTTACTTAGTGGAATACCTGTTCCCAGTTCGCACTGAATACGCCACACCACAACCACAAAGGTGGACTTGATGAGATTGAACGCAGATACAACGCACCCTGATTATGACAAGTACGAAGCACGCTGGGAGTTTTATGTTCGCAGCTATATGGGTGGGCAAGATTACTTCAATGGCGCATACCTCACGCGCTACATATCCGAAACAACAGATGACTATGACCGCAGACTTGATCTAACCCCGTTAGATAACCACTGTAAAAATATCGTCCATATTTACAGCAGCTTCCTTTGGCGTGTACCTCCTACTAGAGCCTACAACAGTGCAGCCAATAACGTAGCCCTTGAACCTTTCTTAAAGGATGCTGATCTTGATGGTCGCAGCTTTAACACATTTATGCGTGAAGCTCAGATTTGGTCTAGCGTGTATGGTCATGTATGGCTAATGATGGATAAGCCTAAGTCTACAGCAGGAACAAAAGCAGAAGAGCTAGATCAAGACATCAGACCCTATGTGACTATGTTCACCCCTGAGAATGTTCTTGACTGGAACTACGCTCGCACCCCGAGTGGTCGCTTTGAGCTTGACTATCTGAAAGTCAGAGAAAGCGTTATCCGTGTTGATGAGACCACCACAGAGACGTACTACCGCGTTTGGTACAAAGACCGCGTAGAGCAATGGCACTCAGTTAATGACCTAGATAAGATGATTGAAGTGGATGACAACGTACTGGGTCGCATCCCTGCGGTGTTCTTACCTGCACAAAGATCGATAACTAGAGGCATAGGGCTGAGTGATATAGCAGATGCAAGCTATATGCAGAGAGCTATCTATCAGGAACTATCAGAGATCGAGCAGCTAATCCGTATCTCTAACCACCCGACACTGGTTAAATCTTTTGGCACCGATGCTAGTGCAGGTGCTGGTGCGATTATCAATCTGCCTGACGATATGGACGCACAGTTAAAACCTTACCAGTTACAGCCTAGCGGTCAGAACTTAGACGCTGTACGTGCATCGATAACCGATAAGGTAGAGTCAATCAACCGCATGAGCCATATGGGTGCCGTGCGTGGTACTGATGCTCAGGTGATGTCTGGCGTGGCAATGCAGACTGAGTTTCAGATGCTTAATGCTAAGTTAGCAGAGAAGGCCGACATACTAGAGCTTGCCGAGGAACAGTTGTGGGTGTTGTTCTGTGATTGGCAGGATGTCACTCCAGATGTGGAGATATTCTACCCAGACGCATTTGACCTAAGAGACTACGACAAGGAACTGATGTTCCTACAGCAGTTAAAAGCATCAGGCGTTAGGTCTGTTACTTTAGCTCAGGAGATAGACAAAAAGATTAGTGATCTTGTGCTTGACGATGAGCAGTTGGCTAGAGCGCATTCTGAAATTGAGTCTGGCACACAGGTGCTAGGTCAGTTTAACGAGCAGGTAGTTGAAGAAAGCTAATGCCAGCAGACGTTGATCACGTTGAAGAGCTTAACCAGATAGCTGATGCCCATCAGAGACAGTTAGCCGCAGCACTGGTTACTCTGGAGCAAAGGATTACTGAGTTGCTCGCTACAGCCCCATTGCAGGATGGCAACCTATTCGATTTAGAGTGGGCTATTCAAGCAAGGGCAGAGATACGACAGATAGTTGAAGAAGAGTATCTTGCTGAGGTAGACAGAATAGTCAGGGAGTATACGGCTGTTGCTGCCAGTACCTATGAAATGCTGGGAACATACGGCACCTTCACACAGCTTGATCCTCGCATCATAAGTCAGTTGCAGACCTTGCAGTTTCAAGGCTTTCAAGATATAGGCGCAGAGTATCTGGACGCTATTAGCCGAGAGGTATACAGAAACACCCTGACTGGTGCTAGTTTTGCTGCAAGCGTTCAGGTCATACAGGAAGTAGCAGGCGGCAGGCTTTCACAGTATGCAAAGCAACAGGTACACGACAGCCTTATGCAGTTTGATGCATCGGTTAATACTGCAATAGGCAAAGAATCTGGCGCAACCAAATGGAAGTATGTTGGCCGTTTAATTGCAACGTCGAGACCTTTTTGTCGGGAGCATGAGGGTAAGACGTTTACTGATGAAGAAATCCAAGATTTGTGGTCAGGCAGTTGGGCTGGTAAAGCCGCTGGTGACCCTTTCATCGTTCGCGGTGGCTATAACTGCGGGCATTCATTTAGACCAGTATTTGAAGAGGAATAATCATGCCAAAAGGTAAAGGTACATACGGTAGTAAGGTTGGACGACCAAAGAAGAAGAAGAAACCAAAAAAGTAAATTTATGCTAGACTAACGATTCACCAATACTCTTTAAGAGGCACGCGACATGAGCGATGAAATCATGGAAACAGAAGCAGAGACTGAAACTGCGGCAGTAGAAACTCAGGAAAGCAAGACCTTTACTCAGGATGAACTAGACCGCATTGTTGCGGATCGTGTTGCTAGAGAGCAGCGCAAGTTCGATAAACGACTATCTGGCGTTGACCTTGATGAAGCTAAAGACCTGTTGGCAAAAAAAGAAGCCGCAGAGTTAGAGCGACAGAAAGAGCGCGGGGAGTTCGACAAAGTCCTGAAGCAAACGGTCGAAAAGAAAGACATGGAGATACAGAGTTACAAAAGCAAGTTGCAACAGACGCTAGTAGATGGAGCGATTCTGGGTGCAGCTTCAAACAGTAACGCTGTTAATCCGAATCAAGTCTCTCAGCTACTAAAAGACCAGACCAGACTGTCAGATGACGGCACGGTTGAGGTGCTAGACGCTAACGGAGTGCCGCGTTACAATGACAGCGGTGATTTGTTATCAGTCAATGAGATGGTAGCAGAGTTCTTGACAGTAAACCCACACATGGTCAAAGCGTCACAAGGTGGCACTGGCTCGATGGGTAACGCTGGTGGCTCGACGCAGAAGCCTCAATCTGTGGCAGATATGGTTGCTAACTGGGAAAATGGCGGGAAAGAAGCATTTGCCGCTATGAAGAAAAAGTAACCACCCAAACCACAATTTAATTTTATTTAGAGGCATTTATCATGGCTGCAACAACTTCAACAACTCTCGACGATCTATTTGTTAATATCGTAGCTCAGGCGCGTTTTACCGCAGAAGAGCAATCACTTATGCTGGGTCTTGTTACTCAGTACAACATCCAAGCCCAAGCTGGCAAGACTATTCAGGTTCCTAAGTACCCAGCAATCGCTGCTGCCAACTTAACTGAAGGCACTGACATGACCAGCACCACTGTATCTACTAGCTCAGTTTCTGTAACTGTTGGCGAAGTAGGCGCACAGGTTCTGCTAACTGACATGGCTACCTACGGTGACGGAAACCCTGCTGTTGAGTTAGGTACTGTTCTGGGTAACGCTATCGCTACCAAGATTGACACTGACCTAATCGCTTTGTTTGACGGCTTCTCAGGTTCTATCGGTGCTGCTGGTGCAGAGATTACTGTTGCTGACCTGTTTAAGGCTGCTGCAACTCTACGCGCTAACAAGATTACTGGCACTATCAATGCTGTAGTACATCCTTTCCAAGCGTATCAGCTGAAAGCTAACCTAACTAACACCTTTGCTAACCCCAACGGTGGCGACTTGCAGAACGAAGCAATGCGTAACGGTTATGTAGGTACTATCGCTGGCATTAATGTATATGAATCTGCCAACATCACTGTTGACGGCAATGACGATGCTAAGGGTGCTGTATTTGCTCCTGAAGCTCTGATGATCGCTATGAAGCGTGACTTTAACATTGCTCCACAGCGTGATGAGTCCCTCCGTGCATTTGAGCTTAACGCCACTGCTGTATATGGTGTTGCAGAGCTTGACGATGCATTCGGTGTTGAGATTCTGTCTGACGCTGCACTGTAAGACTAATCGCCCCCTTTTCGGAGGGGGCTTTTATTAGAGGTTTATATGGCTATAACTTATCGCGGTGAAAGGTTTGAGGGCTACAACAAGCCCAAGCGCACCCCCAAGCATGACAGCAAGAGCCACGCTGTACTTGCTAAAGAAGGCGACAAGATAAAGCTAATTAGATTCGGTCAGAAGGGTGCAGACAATAAGCCACCCCGCAAGAACGAATCAGAAGCAGACAAAGCCAAGCGCAGGTCGTTTAAGGCTAGGTTCGCAAAAGACATAGCAAGAGGCCGCAAAGACAAGACAGCATCAGCGGCATACTGGGCAGACAAGGTGAAATGGTAATGGCTTACTCAAGCGATGCAGATTTATTAAAGCTGA